TTGTTTTTATGAACTAATGCCTAAATTCTTTTTAGAAGATTTAGCCAAAGTCAAAAACAAGATATGTAATTTTGTTTTTGACCAATATGAAAAACCAAAGAATTATGATTTTACATTAAATCTTTTAAAGATTTTAACAGAGATAAAAAACACAAAGCTTAATGTTAATTATTCCGAACTAACCTCGCGCATGCATGAATTTAAAGTTAGAAAATTTAGATCAAACAACAAGAACACAATGCCTTATATCAATTATGATTCTTTTAAAACAAAAACAGGAAGATTAACAACTAAAACGAACTCTTTTCCTATTTTAACCATGGATAAAACCTATAGAAAGATAATGAAACCAAACAATGATTGGTTTATAGAATTTGATTTTAATGCTGCTGAGTTGCGAGTGCTATTGGGCCTTTTAGGAAAAGAACAGCCGCAAGAAGATATCCACGATTGGAATGTAAAAAATGTATATCGTGGAATAGTTACACGGGAAGAGGCTAAAAAAAGGACATTCGCATGGCTTTATAATCCAAACTCAAAAGATTATCTTTCAAACAGGGCTTATGATCGAGACTCTATAATTGAAAAGTATTATAATGGGACGCACGCGACTACTTTTTTTAATAGAATGATTGAGGCCGATGAATATCATGCATTAAATTATATAATACAATCGACTGCGGCGGATTTGTTTTTTAGGCAAATGATTAAAGTTTGGGAGATGCTTAAAAAAAGGAATTCTAAAATAGCTTTTTGCATGCATGATTCACTTATTATAGATTATTGTGAAAAAGATAACGATATTTTAATAAAATTAAAGAAAGCATTTTCAAATACTGACCTAGGAAATTTTATGGTTAATGTGTCGGTTGGTAAAAACTATGGGGAAATGGGTAGGTTAAATATAAGATGAATATAATTGGCTTAGGACAGGCGGGATGTAATGTTGCTGAATGTTTTAAACAATATTCACAATATAAGATTTTTAAAATAGATACTGATTTGAAAAAAGCAAAAGGTATCTATGCATTGGAGCACCAGGATAAACCAGAAGCTTATGAAAATAAATTTCCAAACTTAAAACGAACATTGTTAAAGGGGGTGAAAGGCCAGACTTTGTTTATAACAAGTTGCGGCTTTATTTCTGGTGCTTCTTTGCGCTTGTTAGAACAAATAAAAGATAAATGTCAAATAAGCGTGCTTTATGTTAAACCTGATATTAATAATTTATCGAAAGAAAAATCCTTGCAGGAAAATTTAATGTTTAATGTGTTACAAGAATATGCTCGCTCAGGTATGGTTGAGAGACTCTATGTTGTAGATAATTTAAAAATTGCAGATATTATTGGAGATATGACTGTGCGAGAATACTATAATCAAATCAATCAGTTGATAAGCTCCACAATTCACATGATAAACGTTTTTGATCGTTCCGAAGCAATAATGAGCACCTTTGCAGAACCAATTAATATTGCAAGGATATCAACTTTTGGTTTAGTTGACTATGAAACTGGTGAAGAAAAAATGTTTTTTGATCTTGATATGTCAAGAGAAAAACGATATTATTATGCAATACCAGAAAAGACAATTGAATCGGATGGTACGCTTATTAAAAAAATTAAAAAACAAGTTAAAAATAATATAGAGCATGATAGAATGAAGAACAGTTATCAGATACACTCTACAGATTATGATAAACCATACGTGTATTTTGTATCAAATAGCAATTTTATTCAAAAAAATGAAAAAAATACTTGACATCAATAAAACAATAATGTATTATATTAATAACAATCAGCAATGTGAGAGAGTTATCACATTGACTTTAAAAAGGAGAAAATAAATATGGGAATTGATATGAAAAAAATGCGTGAACGTCTTATCACGCTTAAAAGCAAAGGAGGGTCTAATAATTTTTGGCGTCCTCAAGACGGCGAACAAACTATTCGAATTGTTCCAACTAATGACGGTGATCCTTTCAAGGATTACTGGTTTCATTATAACGTTGGAGACAATCCTGGCTTTCTTAGCCCAAAGAGGAACTTTGGCGAAGACTGTCCACTAGACTCTTTTGTACGTCAACTTTGGCAAGAAGGTACAGAGGATAGTAAAAAGATGGCTAAAAAGCTACAAGCTCGTCAGCGTTTCTTTACTCCAGTCATTGTACGAGGAGAAGAAGACCAAGGCGTACGGGTTTGGGGTTTTGGAAAACAAGTGTATGAAACACTTTTGAATCTGGTGCTGAACCCGGAATACGGTGATATTACGGATACCGAGGCCGGTACAGATTTAACCATTATTTATGGAAAGCCAACTGGAGCTTCATTTCCAGTAACAAATATCACTCCCCGCCGACAAAGTTCCCCGCTTTGTCAAGATGGCCCTGAAAAGTGTCGTGAACTTTTGGAAACTATTCCAGATTTCGAGGACCTTTTTGCAGGAAGTCGCAAGACTTTTGCAGAAGTCCAATCGATGCTAGATGAATTTCTCTTGGGAGACAGTAACCCAGAAGAAATTTCGTCGGAAACAACCAAATACAAAGATGGCAAGACTGGAGGCTCCGGAAATTCCGTTGACAAAGCTTTTGCTGATTTGTTAGGTTAGTTGATTTTGTGTTATGGCGAGGGAGTTCCCGCTCCCTCGCTATTTTTAAGAGGAAATTATGGCAAAAACTAAAATAAAAAAGACCGGTAAGATTTCAATTGCTGACATGCGCAGCTTGATTAATAAAAAAGCTGGTATGAATGTAGCACACAATCTCAACGAAGACAGCCCAACTGTCGTTAAAGATTGGATTCCTACTGGCTCTCGTTGGCTTGATTCGATTGTTTGTCGAGGCAAACTAGCTGGAATTCCGATGGGCAAAATTGTAGAAATTGCAGGCCTTGAGTCTACGGGTAAGTCATTTTTAGCTGCACAAGTTGCAGCAAATGCACAAAAAAAAGGTATCGACGTTATTTATTTCGATTCGGAATCTGCAATCGATCCAAATTTTTTAGAAAAAACTGGATGCAATGTAGATAATCTTTTATATGTACAAGCTACTTCTGTAGAATTTGTATTAGAAACAATTGAAGAACTACTTGGTTCAAATGAAAATAGGATGCTTTTTATCTGGGATTCGTTGGCTTTAACTCCAGCAATTTCAGACATTGAAGGGGATTTTAATCCTCTTTCTTCAATGGCAGTTAAAGCAAGAATTCTTGCAAAAGGGATGTCAAAACTTACAGTTCCCATTGCAAATAGTCAATCGACATTTTTGGTATTAAACCAGCTTAAAACTAACATCACTAGGAGCCCTTCAGAGGCCCTTACAACGCCTTATATGACTCCTGGCGGCAAAGCTATGATTTATGCCTACTCGCTGCGTGTGTGGCTTACAGGGCGAAAAGCAAAGGCTTCTTTTGTCTTGGATGACAAAGGATATAGAATCGGCTCAGAAGTCAAGGTAAAGCTTGAAAAATCTCGCTTTGGAACACAAGGTCGCCAATGTAATTTTAAAATTTTATGGGGCGATAAAATCGGCGTACAAGATGAAGAAAGTTGGCTAGATGCAATCAAGAGTTCAAGCGCACTTAAGCAAAGCGGTGCTTGGTATGAACTTTACTATGATGACGGCACGTGTGAAAAATTTCAAGGCTCTGGTTGGCTTGACAAACTTCAAAATGAAAAGTTTCGTGCTCGTGCGTTGGAGGTAATGGACGAAGAAATAATTCTTAAATTTGACGAGCGTACAGGCAATGCTGAAGATTTTTACGAGAAGGAAGTGGCTTAATTAAACTTTAACAACTAATTATAATAAATCCAAGGAGGATATTTTGTTATGAACACCACAGGTGAAAGACTCAAACAAATTATCAAAGAAGAAGTTGATAGATATGTTTTTCAAGAAAAATTAAAAGCAAAAGAGAAAGCAAAGAAAAAAGCCCTCTCAGCAAAAGGTGACAAAAGATCAGATGACGAAGATGAAGAACTTGAAGTACTTCAACACAAATGAATGAAAGAAGGAAAGCTGAGTTCAGTTTTACAAGAACGCTACGGTATTAGCAAAAAAAATGCTGTCGGCAAAGTATTGTGGCACTCATTAAACGAAAGCGGCCAAATTGGCGTATATGATATGAAGTTTGGTGATACAATTATTCGCAATTTGACAGAAGTTGATTTGATAGAAAAGAAACAGAAGACACATTCAGTAAAAGAAGCTCACGGCGCGCAAGAAGTAACTGATCCAAAGAGAAGAAAAAGATAAATCATGAACCTCACAAAAAAATACATTTAAACTTGACAAATAAGTTTCAATGTAATAGTATTACCCTATGAGCAAATCAGTTCAAATTATAATGAAAGGAAAAAGTAATGAAGCTTAAGGCAATTCACTGTAAGAATTGCAACGACGTAGTATACTCAAGAACACAGCGTGATTTTAGAGAGTGTTCTTGTGGTTATGTATTTGTGAATGGCGGTTTTCATCATTTTAAATGTGGCGCCCTACCTGGCGCAGAGTTCAAAACAACGACAATTGATGTCGATGTGACTCTCCAAGTACTTCACGAAGATTGGAACACAATGGCTGACAATTATGGCATTGTTTAGTGTTAATTCCCTTGACATGTAACTAAAAGCATGTTAGCATGAATAAGTAATTTGGTTAGATAGTGGAACTATTAAAATTCGCTATCTATATTAGAATAAGGGCACAAGCCTCTTCAGCTACTTTAGGAGGTAGAAAAATATTATGAGTCATAAAGCTGCGCATTCAAAATCGAGACGACGTAGAAAGTTCGGTTCTACAAAAAGACGAAATCGTAGATTAGCTAAAAAAGGGAAGAAATAAATGTCGCGAGTTATGGTTATTGATGCCCTTAATCAATTTTTAAGAGGATATATCGTTAATCCAACTTTAACTCCGAATGGAGACCCCATTGGTGGAGCAGCAGGATTTCTTAAGATTTTACAAAAACTTTGTAGGGACATAAAACCTGACAAAGTTGTCATTTGTTGGGACGGCAAAGGCGGCAGCAGAAAACGCAGACTTGTAAACAAAAATTACAAAGAAGGTCGCAAACCTATACGTTTAAATCGAGATGTTAAAAATCTCACCGAAGAACAAGAACTTCAAAACAAAGTATGGCAACAAATACGGCTGATTGAATATTTAAATAACTTTCCAGTCACACAATTAATGCTTGATGAGGTGGAAGCTGATGATGTCATTGCTCTTATTACACAATTGCCTGATTTCAAAGGTTGGCAAAAAGTAATTGTTTCGAGCGATAAAGACTTTTTTCAATTGCTCGACAATGAAACAGTTGTGCTACGGCCAACTCAAAATGAAATTTTGAACAAACACATGATTGTAGAAAAGTTTGGCATTCACCCGACTAATTTTGCATTAGCACGTGCAATAGTCGGAGATAAAAGCGATAATTTAGAAGGAGTACCAGGCGTTGGCTTACCTACAGTTGCGAAAAGGTTGCCATTTTTAGCTGAAGAAAAAACGTATACTATCAGCGAAGTTAACGAATATTGTAAGCTTGCAGAATCAAGCTTGAAGGCATACCAAAATATTGTTGTAAATAAAAAACTTATAAAAGAAAACTACAAATTGATGCAATTATATAGTCCTAGTATTTCTGTACAAAACAAAGAAAAGATTAAATACGCCATCAGAAATTCAGAATCGGCCTTTAATAAAACTTCAACAAATGGTATGATGTTAGAAGACGGAATTGGCAACACAAGCTGGATTGATTTATTTACAACTTTTAGGAGAATTGTGTTGAGTTCTAAATAATAGACACATGCCCTCGTGGCTCAGTTGGATAGAGCATGCGCATGAAAGAAGAAAAAGGTGCTACGAGTTTTTCGTTGAACAGCGATAGAACATCAAAGTATAATGTTTGGTTTAATCAAGAAGGTTTTGCCTTCACAAACGAAAAATACGAACCGCACGAATTTGACGATTTGGTCGTCATAACTTATTAAGGAAGAGGAATGAACATCACACAAACAATTGATGATAGCATAAAAAAAGAAATTGAAGTTATTGATGGCGGGAAGAAGGATGGTGGGAAGAAGGAAGAGAAATGAATAAAGACACAAAAGGTAATCACTCAACCTATTTATGATACCATCATTTTACAGGAGAACACAAAATGAAAATCACAAAGACACAATTAAAGAAGATCATCAAAGAAGAGGTTGAAGAGGTGAATAGTGCCATGCCCTATACTGGACCGGATAGTATCAAGGAAGAGATTGCCACGCTTGATAGAGTGTATAATCAGATACGAATCGCGACCCATTCGGCACCAGAGGATGAGAGTACTATGGAAGGGCTTTGGCATCTTGAGAAGGCGATTGATTTACTGTCCAGATAGGGCTAATATAGTGATTATTACGGAGAAGAGAAATGAGTAAAGATACAAAAGGTAACCACTCATCTCCAAGTGGAGTATTGTCGTGGCGGGAAAAACAAGCTAACGAAATCAAAGATCTCAAAAAAGAAAACGTAGCTTTGCAACGCAAGTTGGCAGTTCATGATTTTCTTGATACGGGTGTTCCACAAGAACGACTTGATTATCAGAGAGAGCTAAAAAAAGAGATCATTAGGTTGAAATCTTTATGTAGGCGAAGTGCTGACGAGATCAGAGATCTTGACGATATGATAATCAAAAGTATCGAGGACAATAAAGTAATAGAATATCCAGAAGAAGATAAGGCATACTTCGCAGGTTTCTCATCTATCAATCTTCTAAACCGACTTGAAGGCAGAACCAATGGCGGATATATTGAGAACTATGATGATCTAAATCTGGAAATGAAAATGACCACCGACAATAAATACAGGCATATTAAAGAAGACTGTGTTGCCTACCAAGAAGGTGGAATGGGATGCCCAGATTGTTACTGTGACTCATCTTGTAAAGATGATTCTTGCCATATTTGTGGCGGCAACACAACAGAAAGAGTTGAAGAACAAGCAGCGAGACTAGAAAAGATCGCAGAACAGAAAGAAATAAATAAGGTGGTAGACCAAGTTGAGTCCGCCGCTATTAAAGCAGTACACAAAGTGATGGAACAACACAGCAAAACACTTGATGATCACACACCAGAATGCAAATGGCACAAAGATTGGCACGCTTGTGATTGTGGGGCGTTTGATAAATGAAAATAAACAATCCTTTACCAACAACAAAACAAAATAAAGGATTGTTTATTTTGGACAAAAGGTTGACACTTAGAGCCAAGTGGAGTAAGTTTGGCACAGGACGGACAAAAAGAATGAAAGTCGGTGATCTAGTGAGATTACAAAAGAAAATACATCATGAGTCTGGGGTCTATAAACCAGGCATTACTGGTATAGTTGTGGCATTAAGGCATCCGGTCCCATGTGATCCAACTTCAATTATCACAGTTTGCTGGTCCGCAAATATTTGCTTCGGCTGCCATCAGGAAGAACTGGAGGTGATCAGTGAAAGTCGGTGATATTGTTTCACGTAAAACCCTGCTGTCCATTGAGTACAAGGGTTTCAGCGGTATTAGCGGCTGGAGAACTATTATTCGTACATGTACATCAGAAACACTTGAAGTTGATTCTTATAATATCAGTATTAAGGTATTGAATGATGATAAATTTTGTATTGTATTATTAAATGAAGAAGCGGAATATGATGATTATGTAGAAGCATTTTTAATTCGTGAACTCAAATATTCTTTAAAGAGAGCAGAAGAAAAACAAAAAAGGGAAAAGTCATTATCTACTATTACGTTTTGTGGCCTTTTTGTCAACGTTGCCTTTTTTACCGTAATACTGCTAAATTTCCTATACCAACTATTCAAAGATTTTAATATTATTGAGATACCATAATGAAAGTCGGTGATCTAGTAACGTTTTCAGTATACGGATTAAACCTCAGTGCTGTCCGGTGGTCTGGTTTTCCGCGTCCAGATTGTAAAAGTCTGGTTGGTATTATTTATAAAATCACGCCTAAAGACTCGGCACCCTACCGTCCTAAAACTCGATATTATGTTAAATGGTCTTTGGAGGGTGTCCCAGAGGGTAGAGATCGGTGGCGGTCGAGCAGTTACTTCCATAGAAAAGATCTCAAGAAAGTCAGGCTGAAAAAAAAGTCTTGACTTTGAGTTCTTTTTTTGGTATGATGTATATAGAAACTCAAAAAAGAGAAAAAGATGTCTCAACTATTTGTACCATCATCGCTGGCTCAGCCCAGCCAACAAGAACAGATTGCTCAGATTCTAGCAGCGTTCGGCGCTTCCCAACAAAAATCTGTGAAGGAAAAGCCGAAGCGGAAGATCGGTTTCGTTGAAGCTGCTGCCAGAGCCAGCAGCATTAAGTGTGGCGATAGCTATGTACCAGTGCTGGAAATTTGCGCTTAAGCACAACTCTTCAACAACCCAAACACAACTTAATCGAGAGAAAAAATTATGGGATATCGTTCTGAAGTCGTGCTAGCAGTTAGCAAGGAGATGTTGCCTCACTTTTTGGTCACGTTCGCAAGATCTGAGGGTATAAGAAGTATGGTCTTGAGGGACCATGACCATCTGGATCAAGACTATGGTGATGAAGGTGGTTGGTTGATCCACTGGGAAGGCATCAAGTGGTATGGTTCATACCCAGAGGTTCAGATACTTAACGAGTTCATAGATAATTGCGATGGTGATTGTCTGGAAGGTTGGGATGAAGAGAAACATGGTTCCGTATATGAACATTTCCGCTTCGTTCGCCTCGGCGAAGACTTCGATGACGTAGCGCAGAAGGGTGAGTTTTGCTGGTCCGATATCCACCTTAACAGAGCCATAAGTTTCTGATGAAGGTCGGCGACTTGGTTCAGTTTAGGAGTTCTAAAACAGTAGGAATTATAGTCAAAATAGACTTTGGCCACGTTGTAATAAAAGCTCATAACGTAGAAAAGAGATACCCATATTGTGTCGAGTGGCCCGACTTTTTTGGCAGTCCCTCCTGGTACTCAGACGATGAGTTGTCCTTGGTGAGCAGCAAAGAAAGTTCTTGAGATCATTGAAGAAATTATTTACTTGACAATCGACACAAAATTTGCTATTATAGAACTACCATTTAAGAAAAGAGGATTTTAAATGTCGTACACCGGAACAGTAAGATGCCGCTATTGCTATAATAATGGTCATAATCGGAGAAGTTGCCCGACGTTGAAAGCGGAGGCCGAAAAGCTGATCGCGGAAGGCCGCGAGGATCATTATGTTGTTCGTGACTACCAGCGCCGAGAGCACCAAAAGGCTAATCAAAAGCGTCAATGTTCTTACTGCAAGCATCTGGACTATGATAGGCGGGCAGAGCAGGATGGCGATGTGCGTGAAGAGTCGTTTAAGCATAACAAGCGTACTTGCACCGTTAGGAAGAAGGACATCGCAGAGTTCCACCATAAGAATATTGAGTATCGTAAGGGAGTTGTAGAACAGTTTAATGAAATTGGGTTTGCCCCTGGTGCGCTAGTTAAGCACCAGCGATATTCTGACGCGGATCCTACATTTTATTTTGTTTCTCGTATTGATTGGAAAGACATCATATTCGAGCATCATCGCAACGTAATTTGGTGCTCTCCAATCGCCGAGCTTGGGCATGAAGGATATCGCTTTCCCATTCCAGCAAACCTGGCAGACGAAACCGAAAATCGCTATGGGATTTCACTTGTGTCCCCCATAAAAAGTACGGTGACTCCTCCTGCCGGCTGGGTCGAAGACATTGAATGCGTCAAGGGACTTCCTCAGTTCTAGGTTCCTGAGATCATTAAAGAAAAAAAAACACTTGACAAACAAGAAAATCTTTGGTACTATTAAGGTACACTTGAAAAAGGGATGAATTTCAAATGGCAGTAGATTTCAAAACGTTTCTTGAGGTAACTCCTTACGTGACCGCTATTCATAAGCCGGTCTTGCTCCGTGGTCGTCATGGGGTTGGAAAATCTCAGGTTGTATATCAATTCGCAGAATCTATTGGACTTCCCGTCGTTGAGCGTCGGGCCAGTCAGATGACTGAAGGCGACCTTGTTGGTTTGCCTAAGACTGATGGAGATGTCACTTCCTTTTGTCCTCCTGATTGGTTTAAGGCTGCATGCGATGAGCCTGTAATTCTATTCCTTGACGAAGTTGACCGTGCCACTATCGAGGTACGTCAAGGCATTTTCGAGCTTACTGACTCGCGTAAGTTGAATGGTCATCGCCTTCATACTGGTACTCTTATCTTTGCTGCTATTAACGGTGGCGAGCATGGAGAGCAGTATCAAGTTGGTGAGATGGACCCTGCCGAGCTTGATCGCTGGACTGTGTTCGATGTTGAGCCTACCGTCGAAGATTGGCTCAATTGGGCACAGGGCACTGTAGATACCGTGGTTTGGGACTTCATTAACCAGAATCGCAATCATCTTGAGCATACTAGCGATTTTGAGCCTAATAAGGTATATCCTTCGCGTCGTTCCTGGGATCGGCTTAATGAGTGCTTGTCCACGTTGGTTGATGAGCAGGAGAAGACTGTTCTAGAGCATGGTCATGGCAGCACCCTCTTTAACCTTGCATCTTCTTTCGTAGGGTTTGAAGCTGCCGTAGCTTTTAACGACTTCGTTCAGAATTATGATCGTCAAGTTACAGTTGGCGACATTCTTGTGGATGGCAAGCTGGAAAAGGTTAAGGACTGGGAGATCAACGATCATAATGCCCTGGTAGAAAAGCTCGAAGCTGGCAAGACCTTTGCGGAGGCACTGCCCGATGAGCAGATTCAAAATCTTGCCGAGTACTTTATGCTTCTTCCTTCTGAAGTCGCAATGAAATTGTGGACTGTCATGGGTGCTAGCGATAACGAGATTAGCAACACCATCCGCCTGCATCAGTCTAAGGTAGGCGGCGAAGATGTAGCGCATCGTATGGTCAGCATGCTCCGCGCTGATGACGAAGAAAGTTCTTGACAAACAGTCAAAAATAGCGTATGATGGTAGTAGTTACTTAAGAAGGGTGAATAATGGACTTCGACCTTAACATTCATGTTGCGCGCCTGCTCATGAGCGAGCCTTTCTTTGCCGCGCTTAGTCGCAGGGTTAACAAAAGAGCAAATAGGTCCATCCCAACAGCAGCAGTCATGGTCAACCCTAAAACTGCTCAGTTTGAGATGATTTACAATCCTGAGTTCTTTGAGGGTCTTAGTGATGCTGCTCGTAGAGATGTTATTAAGCATGAGCTTTATCATCTAATCTTTGAGCACTTGACTGGTCGCCTCCCTGATGGGGAGAACTCTAGGCTGTGGAACTTTGCAACTGATCTTGCGATCAACTCTCATCTTAATAATCTTCCTGAGAATTGTCTTAAGCCGGGTCAAGGTAAGTTTAAGGATCTTCCTCCTGGTAAGGCTTCGGAATGGTATTTGGATACCTTGAAGAAGCAAGGTTTTGATCCTGATGAGCCCGGACCCAAAGGTGAGAATGGTTCTGGCGAAGGCGAGGGCGAAGGTGGCTCCGGTGAAGCTGGCGAAGGCGATGCCGAGGGCGAGGGCGAAGGTTTGGGCGATAATGGTCAGTTTGACTCCCATGAACATTGGGGAGATGCAGATCAGACCACAAAGGAGATTGCAAAGGAACGCTTGAAGAATACTCTTCGCAAGGCATCAGAAGAGGCAAGCAAAAGTAATTCTTGGGGTAGCGTGCCTAGTGAAGTGCGGAAGGATATTCTGGAACGCATTTCTGGCGTAGTAGACTGGAAGAAAGTATTGAGGTACTTTGTTAAGACTTCACAAAAGGCTAATAAGTCTACGTCTATCAAGCGTATCAACCGGCGTTATCCGTATATCCACCCTGGACGTAAAACCAGTCGTCAAGCTAAAATTGCTATTAGTATTGATCAGTCCGGGTCTGTTTCTGACGGTATGCTAGTTGCTTTCTTTTCAGAACTTAATAAGCTAGCTGATATCGCAGAGTTTACGGTGATCCCTTTTGATAGCGAAGTAGCAAAGGATAAAATCTTCGTATGGAAGAAAGGTGAAAAGCGTAAGTGGGAGCGTGTTCGTTGTGGTGGTACGGATTTTGATCCTCCGACTGAGTATGTTAACACTCAGAAGTTTGATGGTCATATCGTATTGACTGATCTGTGCGCGCCCAAGCCTAAGTCGAGCAAGTGTCAGCGTATGTGGTTGACGACTGAATATTACGCTCGCAATCCATATTTTCAAACAAACGAAAGGGTTATCGCAATCCCTGAAAGGAGTTAAAAAATGAAAGCGAATAAAGTTATTGTTACATTATCATTTCCCGTAGAGATAAAGAAAGCTGCTCAGTCAGACGTTGCTTCTCTAGTCGATAAGCATCTCCATAAATGGTTTGACAATCTCAATGAGAACTTAACAGGTGATGAGGTTTTTGGCGAACTAACGGTGGAGAAGGTTGAACTTGAAGGTGTAGAGAACGTCCGTCAACGTGAACTTGATTTTCAAGATTAGTTCTTGACAATCCAACCTAAATTTGCTATAATAGGGTCATGAGTAAAAACGGAAAAATAATTGGTGCTCACCATCAGTGTGGAGGAAATGTAAAATACTTCGTTACACTGTCAGGTCTGATGTCTTGGCGAAAGTGTGACAAGTGCGGCACTAGCACTAAAAATGGAGATGCAGTCTTCACTAAACAAGAAGCTGCATATTGGAAGTAATGGGCAATTCGCCATTCAAAGATGCGATTGAAGCGTTGAAGGGCATTAGGGACTTTTGCAATAGACGCGAGCGAGCCTACCGAGGTTGGGGCGCACAGTCTAAAGCTCATGATTTAAGGCGAATTCGGGGAAAAGCTGAGAGGGCTATTAAAGAACTAACCCAAAACCACCACGGTTGAAATGAATATTGGTGATCTCGTGGTTTTCGTTGAAGATGATCGGTGGGTCGATCCACCTTCCAACTTTGATTCTTCTCCGTCGATTGTACTTGACATATCTGATCTTTACGACTCAGTTTTGGTTTGCCACCCTCCGACTGGCTGGGAGGGCTGGGT